GACTACTGCACGAAAATGGCCGCCGTTTCACCAGGCGGCAATTGCCCCCTATGGTTCTCGTTTCTTGACCGGGCTTTTGCGGGCGACACGGACTTGATCGCCTTTTCCCGGCGCATGGTGGGTTACAGCCTCACGGGAGAAACGCGCGATCATGCCTTGTTTTTCATTTATGGGCCAGGAGCCAACGGAAAAGGCGTGTTCCTGAATACATGGTACCGGATCGTGGGCAACTATGCCGTTATCGCGCCGATGGAAACTTTTGTCGCCACGCAGAACGACCGGCACCCGACCGACCTTGCCATGATGCGCGGCGCGCGCGTGGTCATATCGCAGGAAACCGAAGAAGGCCACAGGTGGGCGGAATCAAAAATCAAGCAGATGACAGGGGGCGATCCTATACCTGCACGTTTTATGCGGCAGGATTTTTTCACGTATCAGCCGCAATTTAAATTGATGATCGCGGGCAACCACAAGCCAAGCCTGCGCACCGTGGACGAAGCCGTGCGCCGCCGCTTTCACATGATCCCTTTTACCGTCACTATTCCCGAACACGAGCGCGATACACAGTTGCAAGAAAAACTGAAAGCCGAATGGCCCGGTATCCTGCAATGGGCAATCGAAGGGTGCCTTGAGTGGCAAAGGAACGGGTTGCAGCCGCCCGATGCCGTGCGCGTTGCAACCGAATCCTATCTTGCGGATGAGGACGCCATACAAAAGTTTCTCGATGAGAAGTGCCGGGTGACCAGCTTTGAGGAATACGAGGAAGTCAATCATTTGTTCACGGCATGGCGTGAGTGGTGCGCCGTGACGGGCGAGTACGCGGGAACTGTCAAACGCTTCAGCCAGAATCTTGAAACGCGGCGCTTCATGAAAATGCAGCATCCCAAGACGCGACGGGCGTGCTTCGGAGGGGTGCGCTTACTCCAATCAGCAAGCGAACCGCCGCCCTTTTATCTCGACGAGCGATGACATGACAGGATTAACCATAGTCTCGAAGAATTCGAAGGGATCGAAGGGGACAAACCTATGTCCCCCTATATACGCGCGCGCGTGTACGCGCACGTGTAAGGCGTTATACTTTTTTCCCCTTCGATCCCTTCGCAAACCCCGTAATCAGAAGCAACGGGCGGTATTTCTTTGCAACAACAAAGGTACTGTGATGCGAAAACGTATGTGGGGGAGCATAGCGCGGGACTTTTCTAGCGGGGGGAGTTTAGTATGTCTAAACTAAACGAACCCTTTGAAAGTAAATCCAAATTCGCCGCTCGCGTGGGGGTGACGAAGGGGCGGATTTCTCAGCTTGTCGCGGCGGGCCTGCCGGTGCGCGGGGATGGGTCGATTGATATTGAGGCGGCGCTGGCGTGGATGGAAGCGAACCTTGACCCCGCCAAGCGGAACAAGGGCGGCGCGAAGCGCGAAGACATTGCAGCAGGTGGTGCTGCGATAAGGGGCGGTGCGGGCACCGCGAGCGGTATGCCGAGCTTGGGCGAAGCGCGGCGCTTGCACCTGATTGTGCAAATCGAACGTGCCAAGATAGCGTTGCAACAGGAACGCGGCAAATTGATCGACGCGGATCAAGCAAGCGTCACCGTTTTCAATCGCGCCCGTGCCGAGCGGGACGCGCATATCGCATGGGTGCAACGTTCCGCCCCGATCCTTGCCGGGGAACTTTGCAGCGATCCCGTCAAAACATTCGCGCTTCTGGACAAGCTCATGCGCGAGCATCTTGAACATCTTGCCAATACGCCTTTGGACGTTTTGAAAAATGCTGCAAGCAGTTGATGAGGCATGGCGGCGCGGCATCAGGCCCGAACCGCAAATCAGCGTGGCGGATTGGGCGGATCGTCATTACATCCTGCCGCCGACTTCGGCAGAGCCGGGGCCGTGGCGCACGAAACGGACGCCCTATTTGCGCGAAATCATGGACGCGCTTTCAACGGGCAGCCAGCACGAGCGCATCGTGTTCATGAAAGGGGCGCAGTTGGGCGGCACGTCTTGCGGCCTTGGGTGGATTGGCTACGTCATTCACAACGCCCCCGGCATTATCATGATGGTGCAACCCTCGCTTGATATGGTGCGAAGAAATACCACGACGCGCATTGATCCCATGATAGAATCAACGCCGGTGTTGCGCGATCTGGTTGCCACGCCGCGCTCGAAGGATTCCGGCAACAGCCTGTTTCGTAAATCCTTCCCCGGCGGGCAGCTTGTCATGACGGGAGCCAACAGCGCGATTGGGTTGCGTTCGACTCCCGTGCGGTTTTTGTTTTTGGATGAGGTGGACGGCTACCCGGCGGACGCGAACAACGAGGGCGATCCCGTGGCCCTCGCCATTCAACGCACGGCGACGTTTCGCGGACGGCGCAAGATTTACATGGTATCGACACCGACCTTAAAAGGTCATAGCCGCATCGAAGCGGCCTACAACGAAAGCGATCAACGCAAGTTCTTCGTGCCGTGCCTACATTGCGGCGACATGGCCCCGATAACATGGGCGCGGATTCAGTGGCCGGAAGGAAAACGAGCCGAGGCGTGTTTGATCTGCGAGGTATGCGGCGGTGTGCATCAAGAGCATGAGAAGCCGCGCTTGATTGAGGCGGGGCAGTGGCGCGCGACGGCGCAAGGCGACGGGCGCACGGTGGGCTTTCACCTTTCGGCGCTTTACAGCCCGTGGGAGACATGGGCGGAAATCGCGCTTGAACACGGGCAGGTGTCCCGCGATCCTCCGCGCTTGCAAGTGTGGACGAATACCAAGCTGGCGGAATGCTGGGAAGATATGGCGGGCGACGTTGTGGAATCCGATCCGCTTATGGCGCGGCGTGAAAGCTGGCATGGGCTTTTGCCCGATGGCGTTGCCGTTCTCACGGCGGGCGTCGATGTGCAAGGCGACCGCATCGAAGCGCAAGTGATTGGCTGGGGCACGGATGAGGAATCGTGGGCCATCGACTATCGTGTGATATGGGGCGATCCGTCCGGCCCGCGCGTGTGGGCTGATCTTGACGGCTTTTTGCAAAACACCTACCCGCACAGCCGCGCGTTGCCCGATATGCCGATCCGCGCAACGTGCATCGACACGGGAGGGCATCATACGAAAGCGGCTTATGAGTTTTGCCGCACACGCCTTGCGCGGCGCATATGGGGCATCAAGGGACGCGGCGGCGCGGGCATTCCGGTGTGGCCGCGCCGTCCTTCGCGCGTCAAGGGCAAGGTGCCGTTGTTTATCATCGGCGTTGACGCCGTGAAAGACGCGCTATTCGCCCGTTTGCGCTTGACGGAATCCGGCCCCGGCTTCGTGCATTTTGCGATGGAGCGCGATACGGAATACTTCCGGCAACTCACCGCCGAGCGCGTCGTCACGCGATTCGAGCGAGGCCGCCCGATCCGTTCATGGCAACCGCGCCGCGACGGCGAACGCAACGAGGCGCTGGACACGTTTGTTTACGCAACGGCGGCGCTTCATGGGCTTATCAGCATGGGCCTACGTCTGAATGATGAAGCCGGAAAACTATCCGCCGCGCATGTGCGGGACGCCGAAGAGCAAAAGCCGCAAGCCGCGCCGATGGCCTTTCGCTCAAAGTGGATGAACTGACATTTATATATAGAGCCGCCCGTTCCTGCTTCTTACAAAACATTGCCGAACTGTTCGTCTAGTCGGTGAATCCGCGCGCGGCCAGAATGGGCCGCATGTTCAACCGTCTTCGCCATGCCCTGAAGAATATGAACCTTCGCGCGTTTGACGCCGCCGGAGGCGGTCGGCGTTGGGATCATGCGAAGACGGTGGATTCGCTCAACGCCGCTATTCTCGCAGGCGCAACGGTATCGGCTCGCCGCGCCGGTTATTACGCGCGGAATAATCCTTGGGTTGTCTCATCCGTGCAAGGCTTGGTCGGTAACGCGGTGGGTACGGGAATCAAACCGCGCTCGCGGCATCCTGACGCAACCGTGCGAAACAAACTTCACGCGCTTTGGAACCAGTGGACGGATAAGGCCGACGCGGCGGGCCTGACGGATTTTTACGGCCTGCAAGCGCTTGCCATGCGGGCGATGGTGGAAAGCGGCGAGACGTTCGCCCGCCTTCGCGTCACGGAAGACACAAGCGGCCTTGTGCCGTTGCGCCTTGAGTTGCTTGACCGCGAGCAAGTGCCGATGGACTTGCACCGCGAGATTGTCGCGGGTTCGCGCATCCGCGCGGGCATCGAGTTTGACGCGAACGGCCAGCGCGTCGCTTATCACTGCTATCAGCAACGTCCGGGCGATCCGCTTGCGCCCATGCGGCTTGACGTTATCCGGCTTCCGGCGACGGAAGTCATTCATCTTTTTCATGCGCTCGCGCCGGGACAGTTGCGCGGCATGACATGGCTCGCCCCGATCCTGCTTCGTTTGCACGAGCTGGATCAATACGAGGACGCGGCGCTGGTGAAAGCGAAAGTTGCGGCGCTGTTCACCGGATTCATCCGCGATCCCGATGGCACCGTGGCGGGGCTGAACAATGGCAGCGGGACTGGCGGCGTGCTTCAGGTTGGCATGGAACCGGGCAGCCTCATCCCGTTGCCGCCCGGTGCCGATATTCAATTCTCCGATCCCGCCGATCCGGGCGATTACGGGGCTTACGTCAAAAACCACATTCGCGCGATAGCGAGCGGCATGGGATTGCCTTACGAGCTTGTGTCCGGCGATCTGGAAGACGTGACGTATTCCAGTATTCGCGCGGGGTTGGTGGAATTTCGCCGCCGCATTGAACAGCTACAGCATAGCGTGATCGTCTTTCAATTCTGCCGTCCGGTGTGGGAGCGCTTCGTGCGCCTTGCGGTCTTGGCCGGACATATCCCCGCGCGTGATTTTGATCGTGACCCGCAAAGTTTTCTAGCCGTCGATTGGTTGCCGCCTAAATGGGATTGGGTCGATCCGCAAAAAGACGCGCGCGCCGAGATTGACCAAATCAACGCCGGATTAAAAAGCCGCAGCCAGTCGATTGCCGAGCGCGGTTACGACGCGGAAGAAGTTGACGCCGCGATTGCCGCCGATCATGCGCGGGAAAAAGAACTTGGCCTTGTTTTCCAAACGCCGCCAGCAAACGCCAATAACACCGCCAATGAAGGAGCCGCCGCCAATGCCTGAACTTTTAACCCGTAGCGCCAGCCTGACGCCGCAAACAGCCAACGCCGACGCTCGCACGATTGAGGTTGTGTGGAGCACCGGCGCATCCGTGCGCCGCCGCGATATGCAAGGCGAATATTTTGAACGGCTTTCGCTGGAACCCGCCGCCGTCGATCTCTCGCGCCTTATCGGGGCCAGCGTTCTTGACGCGCACCGGCAAGGGGCCGTGCGCGACGTGCTGGGGACGGTGCGCGAGGCGAACGTCAACGGCAAAAATGGCAAGGCGACGTTGCAATTTTCTACGCGCGCGGAAGTCGAACCCGTTTGGCAGGACGTAATCAACGGCATCCTGCGCCATGTGTCGGTCGGCTACACCGTCGAAGCGTGGGCCGAAGGAATCGAGGGCGGCAAGCGCACGTTAACCGCCACGCGCTGGACGCCGATTGAAATTTCCCTTGTCCCCACGCCCGCTGATCCGGGCGCAACCATTCGTAAGGAGGAAAATAACATGCCTGAACCTGTAACCATCGACCGTGCGGCGGTCAATGCCGAAATCCGTTCTATCGCCCGCGTCGCGGGACTGGATCAAACCTTTATCGACGCGCAGATTGACGCGAGCGCCACGCCGGACGAAACGCGCCGCGCGGCGTTTGAAACGCTTTCCCAGCGCAGCGTCCCGATCCGCACGGAACAAACGCGCGTTGAAATCGTTGCGGATCATGACGAGCCTACGGTGCGCGCGCAGCAAATGGGCGAAGCCCTATATGCCCGCATCAATCCGCAGCACCAACTCTCGGAACCCGCGCGGCGTTACGCTTATGCGACGTGCGCGGACATGGCAAAAGAAATCCTCACGCTTCGCGGCGTTTCTATCACGGGACTTTCGCCCGCCACGTTAATCACCCGCGCGTTGCACACGACAAGCGACTTCGGCTTGATCGTTGGCGACACGATAGGCCGCACGTTACGCGCCGCGTATCAAGTAGCCCCCTCCGGCATTCGCCTGCTTGGGCGGCAAACCACGGCGAAGGACTTCCGCGCCGTCAACAAAATTATGCTGGGCGAAGCGCCGCTTCTTGAAAAACTCAACGAGCACGGCGAGATTAAATCCGGCACGATGGCCGAGGCGAAAGAAGCCTATCGCGTCGAAACCTTTGCCAAGAAAATCGGCATCACGCGGCAAGTGCTGGTGAATGACGATCTCGGCGCGTTCTCTGACTTGTCCCGGCGCATGGGCCAAGCGGCGGCGGAAACGGAAGCGCGGACGCTGGTAACTCTTCTTGAATCCGGCGCGGGCAACGGGCCGACGATGAATGACGGCAAGGCGCTATTCCATACTGCGCATAATAACAAGGCGGCGGCAGGCGGCGCGATTGCGGACACAACGTTATCCGACGCCCGCCTTGCCATGCGGACGCAAAAGGGATTGTCCGACGATCAACTGATCCGCGTGACCCCGAAATATCTGCTTGTGCCGCCCGCGCTCGAAACCACCGCCGAGAAATGGCTGGCGACGATTGCAGCGGCCAAGGTGGATGATGTGAATCCGTTCTCGAACCGGCTCACGCTGGTTGTTGAGCCGCGCCTTTCAAGCGCCACGCGCTGGTACGTCACGGCGGACGCCGCCGAGGTGGACGGGCTGGAATACGCCTATCTCGCTGGAGGCGAAGGCCCGCAGGTCGAAAGCAAATCCGGCTGGGAAGTCGATGGCGTCGAGGTGCGGGTGATTTTGGATTATGGCGCGGGCTTTGTCGATTGGCGCGGCTGGCACATGAACGCGGGAGCCTAACGCATGGCGGACGCGGCGCAACTCACGGCATGGCGCGAGGCTCTTTTACGGGCGCGTTATGCCGGAGTCCGCACCGTCGAATATGACGGTAAGCGCATCAGCTACGCCACCGACGCCGAAATGGCGACCGCGCTGGCCGATCTTGAGCGCCGCATCGCTTCAACCGAAATACCGCGCATTACGCAGGTGCGCATCAACTCAAGCAAGGGAGTCTAACATGAAAAATTACATTCAATCCGGCAACATGGTCACGATCACCGCACCCACGGGCGGCGTCACCTCCGGCCAAGGCGTTCTCATCGGCAACCTGTTCGGCATCGCCGCCAACACCGCCACCGAGGGCGAAAGCGTCGAACTCGCCACCACCGGCGTTTACGATCTCCCCAAAGCCGCTAACGCCGTCCTCGCGGCTGGCGCGCGCGTGTCATGGAACGCCGCCACCTCTCAAATCGTAGCTCCGGCCACCGGCATGATCCCCATAGGCGTCGCCCTAACCTCCGCCGCCAACGGCACTACGTCCGTGCATGTGCGGCTGGATGGCACAAGTACGGCGGCGGCGTAACGCGGGGCTTAAAGGATGGGGTGCTAATAAGTAACCCATCCTATTTGCATTCTTACCCCAGTTGTAGCTTGGCTTGAGGAGATTTCTGCAAAACGTTCGACACAATAACCAGTGATTTTTCTTCAGGATCGTATTGCAGAGAAATTTCGACCGGGCCAATTTCGGATAAATTCTTTACGTGCGTGCCGCCGCAAGGTATTGAAACCTCTTTGCTATCAAGCACAGTTTTCCATGTCCTTTTGGTTCCATAACGCAGGCTGTCGCCTTCCAATGACACGGGGCTTGCCTGTGCAATCCACGCATTGACGGTCTTATTCATTTCCTCAGACACGACGCCAATATTACCGACAAAATCATCGGCCATAAATCCGGACTTTCTTAATGACTTTCCAAACCGATACGTATCTTTGGATTGATTGGGATATATCTTTGATTGAGCAATGGCGTTCGCATCCAAGTTGGGATTGCCGAGTGAATCCTGCCTTGTTTCCTTTTTCCAGAATAAGGCCGTGTGTTTGTTGAGAGCAAATGACATGAGGTGTGCGGTCGTGTGCGCTACATTTAGTTCGCGTCTATATGCTTGATCGACCTCAAAGCGAGCATCCTGACCAATGAGGCTGTTGGCGTTTATATCGGAAAAAGTGGCCGGGTTTCCGTCGATTTTCACCGCGGCAACAACATGGGCAATAACCATGACGTGTGTATCATCCGGACGCGAGATTGTAATTTGATCCGGCGGCAATATATCGCCCGATTTCGGAATCGGCCACGCCATCGTATCCTTTATGACGAATTCGACGTTACCGGCGCGAATTATGCCTTTATCTCCCGGCTGATCTTTCCATGAATAATCTTCGGGATGAAAAGGCGTCCTGTCCGTAACTAACAAAACAGCGTTGTCGTTCTCATAAAGGAGAACAATTTTGCCCTCAGCTTCGGTTTCGTTCAAATAATGAAGGGCTTCGGTATTTTCAGAAGGTCTATCGCCGGTAATTTTCATTTTCGTCCCCCAGTCTGGTTATTTGCGAGTTACAGAGTTGCTCGAAAATCCCTTCCTTACATCATCAAATATGCACCGTTTGATTACGGATGCAAGGCAGGAATGCTTATGTTCCCAACGGGCAAGCGTTGGGCGATGTATTTTGTGCAAAAGCAATTGTCTTGAATAATGCCATAAAAGTTTTTGGTTTCGTTTAATGCCTCACCAACGCATCCGCCGCCACAATGATCCTTTACACCGCAATCAGTGCATTCGGGTATATTGCTGACGTTGCGCGATTGGATTTTCTCTATCGAAGCGCGGTCATACGTTATTCTTTTCTCTTCGTCGTTCCATTCCCCGTAAATCAGCCCCCGCATATGTGGGGGACTGTTTCGACTGAGTGCCATGTCGCAAGCTGATACAAGGCCATCAAATGTCAGGTGCGGGGTTGGAACGCAACTTCTGCAATGGAATTCACACTTTTTGTCAAAGTTTATCATGTAAAAACTTCCATAAAATACGCCTCGATCTTTCCCATAAGAATGGGCATCAAGAAAGTTTTCGCAATATTCCTGCGGATCAATTCGTTTGAACATGGAAGATTCAGCATTTTCTTTAACGGGCGCGAAAATCGGATCACCGTATATCGTGGTAATTCCAAAATCGCTAAAGTAGTCAATGAGTTCCCTTTGACGGCCCATATTAACGTGAGAAATTGTCACTCTCGCGCCCACAAATCCCTCTGTTCCGTTTCTATATTTTCTGTCGGATAAAATACGCGCTGTCCTTTCAAGATGCATGGATGTTGGCTTGCCATCCTTTGTGACCCTGTAATGGTCATGAGCATCAGGCGGACCATCCCAAGACAACCAGACATTATTGATATTTTTAGCAACCCATTGGGCTTTTTCCTCGCACATGACGCCATTTGTCTGTATTTCGGTAACAAGCCTGTCTCCGACTATCGACTTTCCATAATCTATAAGCTTCCCCATTAAATCCGTTTCCAGTGTCGGCTCGCCAAGGCCAAAAAATCTTATCTGATTATTGCCCTTTTTGAAGAAATCGAGAATCCCCCGCTTCGCAAAATCTTCGTCAATAACCTGATAGGGGCGCTTGTGTTCGTCCTGTGCGTAACAGTACTTGCATCCAATGTTGCAGCCGTTGTTGACGATGATGCTAATTTGCTGTTTTTCCATGTGCGCCATAAAATATACTCCCCAAAAAATACCGTCTTTTTATTCGGCAAACGTACTATCTGGCTCTTTATGAAAATTGGATGCGACGCGCACTCGTGTGTCTTTCAGAGACACCCCGTGCTGCGTAAAAAACTCCACGCCATGACAGGAAAAGCCGCTTATGATTTTCTCAATCGTGTCCTGCGTCGGCACAAATATGTCGTGTTCGATGTTTTTGATTGTCTCGGCAGAAAGGCCAACGGCCTTAGCGCATTGCGTTCGGCTCCAATCCAGCAAGGCTCTTGCGGCCCGTAGCTGCTCAGGCGTAACCGTGAGCGCATCACGCTTTTTATTTTTTTGCTTCTCAAGGGAAAATGGCTGTTCGTCGCTGGTCAT